CAGCTTGGAAGTCTAGGTCTTGTGCAGTGACTTGTGAATCAACGTACGCTTTTACGGACTGCTGTGTAGGAACCAGAGTTGCACTGTCGGACGACATATCGTCTTCGTCAACGAACGCAGTAACGCCAATGGTTCCGTCAGAAATAGTTTCAAAGGTCAGGGTTCCGGTAAACGTAGGCCCTGCTGTGTCAGCTTTGGTTGCAATAGCAGTGGAGATTGCATCAAACTCTGTTTCAAATTCAGCGCCACGGATGATCTTTCCTGAGTCGCCTGTAGGTAACGAGTCCTTAGCTTCAAAGTCTGTAGTCTTAGTGTAGTTCGACATTGGAAAGTCCTATTGCAGAGAAGAAGGAGGAGAAAGGAAAAGGGGCCATTGCTGACCCCCTAGTGGACTTACTCGTCGCAAACTGCGAGGATGAATCCAGCTTCTGGACGGTATACTTCTACGCCGTACAGAGTGTCCGAAGTGAACAGTGTTGACAGGTATTCCTGCTTGTACTGTGTCTGTGACCGGACAGCCATTTGCTCTGCCATAACGAGAGCGTCAGAGTGGAAGAACAAGCAACCACGAGTGTCATCAGAAGAAGCACTGTTTTGACCTGCTGCTTCGATTACTGGAGCGTTGCTTGAAACGTAAATGTCTACGCCGTAGAGGTTACCGATAAGGCCAGACTCTACACCACGACCACCAACGAAGTCAGAAGACACGTAACGCTCAATGCCCATCAGAGACTTACGTACTGCAGGTGGGACTACGAGGCAACGACCTTCCATAGGTACGTCAGCATCGTCCATCAGCTTGATAGCTTCACGGAAACCAAGGTCAGTAAAGTTGTCGCCTGAAGTTACAGTGTCAGCAGCGTAAGTAGCAAGGCCAGCAGCGGCATTGAAGTAATAGCTGTTGCTGTTAACCCAGTTAGCACCAGTGTTAGCTGGAGTCTGAGTACGAGTACCGTTACCAAAACCAGTAGCAGCATTGATAAGATCAGTGTCTACTTTCAAAGCAAGCTGGTAGCCAGCATCTTCAGTGTAGAACTGACGGAGGCTGTTGAGAGCCTGTACTTCTACAATGTCTTCGATCAGACGTGAGTACTCGAAGTGACGGTCAACACTGACAGTCAACTCTGACTCAAGGTTCGCTTGGATTGTTACCGCAGTTGATTCCGCCTTAGCAGAAGCTGAACCACGAGTAGGCTTAGGAATGTGGATTACATCACCTTTCTTGCCAGACATTTGAATGCGCTTGACAAGAGGAGCCATCTTGAGGTTCTTTTGGTATGCAGCAATAATCTCATCACTCCAAATTTCTGGAATGAAAGTACCTGCTGCTGTTTTGTCTACCACAGCATTTGCTGTGAAGTAAGTTCCGGAAGTTTCGCCAGCCATGATTAATCTCCTTTAGATTATTTGACCCGACCCTCCGCGTATGCTGTCAGTATCTCGTCTGACAATGCTTGGTAACGCTCGGGGTCTGTTTTCATTAGTTTAATAATGTCGGACCTGCGATATACCTTCTTACGTGAACCCTCTCCAGTGCCTCGTGCGTTGCCTGTATTAGCTGCCTTGAGTGTCTGCTTACGTGCCTGTTTTTCAACTTGGGCAGTTTGCTGTGCAACTGTTTTACGTTCTTTCCAGAGTGTAAACAATTCATCAGCAGAGTCAGCGTCGTACTGTTGGTCAGCTGCTACAAACAACTGAGTCCTGATCTTAGATGCCTTGATCCATTCTGCAAACTTAGGATCACTAAGGATCGTTTGCATGTCTGGATGTTTGGCTTGAAGCGTAGCAAGTGACGACTGCTTTTTATACTGCTCAGTGTACTGCTGTGCTTCTCTAATCTTAGGGTGATTCTCAATAGCACGATTAACAGCGCCTTGAGGGTCCGTAAAGTAGTCAATATCGTCTTCAGGCTCAACGTGTTGCTGTTGAGGTGCTGCTGGTGTTTGAGTAGCAATGTAATCATCCACCACTTTACGAAGTTCGCCTACTTCAGAAGACTGACGACCTAGTAGCTTTTCAGCTTCTTGGTGCATCTGTACAACTTCTTCTAAAGACTTACCTTGGTACTTATCTGGTAAGTTGGTTTCTTCTGGCTGAGGTTGCTCAACTTCTACTTCTTGTTGAATCTCGTTAACTTCGTTTTGTTCGATTTGATCCGCGTTTTCCTCTTCAGGACGGGGATCTAGAATCGTTGCTCTAGACATGATTAAACTCCGTGATCGTTATCATTATGGAGATGTTATTGTTTACCTGCTTTTTCGTGCTCTTTGACCCACTTCATGTGAGCGCCGGGGAATGAACCGTCAGCGCCGTTTAAGTGAAAGGACGGGGCAGATACCATTTTTGTAGCATTCGCGCCACAACCGCACCTACTGGTTGTAACGTTACTCGCTACCATTTCTTCAAAGACGTGTCCGTTAGTACAACGGAAGTCATATATCTTATACATCTACGGGTTCTTCAGCTTCTGCTTCTGCTTGATCACGAGCAGCTTCAATAGTACCTTGTAGATTAATAACAGTAGCAAAAGCAGCTACTTGACCTTTACGGAAGTACAAGTCTTCCTGATCTTTAACTGTTTGAATGTCTGCTAACTGCGTTGCGTTGTTGGAAAGTTCGCTAACGAGTTGTTTGAAACCTTCGTGATTAAACAATTCATTGTAATTGTTAAAGTATGTTTCAAGCTCGGGTGTCATAGTTTCCTCTAAAGTTTACTGTATAGTTATATTATACCATGTAATAAACAATACCACAATACTGTTATAAAAACTTTTCCATATATTTTGCAATTTTTATAAGCTCTGCTGGTGTAGCATCATTTTTAATACGATTAGCTCTCCAACTTATAATTTGGATGTTACCTAACACATAACCTTTAGAAGGAACAATTTGATCTAATGAAGGAGAAAAGTCTGTTCTTCCAAAACCGTCTCCTTGAGAATTTCCTCCTAAGTAATTTAATTCTATGTCTAACATAGGACAATGTGTAGGTACTTTTAAATTTTTAAGAATAATATCTCTTTCAAATTTAGATACGTTTTTTCTTATTAACGTATGATTTAACCAGTAATGTGACGGACCTTTGTTTTCTAAAAAAGATTTTCTTTTTCTAAGAGGTGTATTAATGTTAAATTTTTGACATACTTGATAAACACGCTGTTTAGAAACTCCGTAATGCTCTCCAATGCTTTCCATTGTTAAACAATCATCTACCATTTTTTGAATAGTTTGAACTTCGTTTTTCCAAATAACACGTTGCATAATTGTTTCCTTTTACTATAAAGTAATAGTATAACACGAAACAACAACGTTGTCAAGCATTTCTTGTGTTTTTTCTTCTACGTCCTGATGCTGTGACTGCGTGCTTAATTGCTTTGGGGCCAGTCTTGCGTCGTGCAGAAGAAGCTTTTTCAGCTTTGGTCATCTTAGCTGCAACAGCTTTAGGACGACAGGAGGGGTAAGGACGAGTGGTTTTTTTAGGGCCAGTCTTTTTTGTAGACTTTCGACCACAAGGTTTACCCGTTTTAACGTCCACCCACTCTTCGGCAAACCACTTGGTTAAGCCTTTCTTAGGGCGACTTGCTCCTCCTGTTTGGCGCTTTCTAGACATAAGTACCACCACGTTTTTTATACTCACGAGTCAACCACGCTGAACCATACGCAGAAGGCCATACGTCAAACTTACGTTTAGCTTCTGCTTTAACTCTAGCGTACAGCGCTTTGTTTTTAGGTGTAGGCCCTGACTTTTTCTTAGGGCGACTTGCGCCGCCCGTTCGAGTTTTACGCGGCATTATTTACCCCTTCGGCTTCCTGTACCTCTACTTCTTTTTACAGGCATAGCTTTCTTTTTCTTTTTAGGTGGTCGTCCTACTTTACTTCCGTATGTTCCGGGTCCCATTGGCATAGTTTTAGCTCCTTAGTTTGTAAAAGTCTTCTATCGTACACCGGACTTGTCGTCCTTTGTGTCTTATGTATACTGGCGCGCCTACTCGAAGTCGTTGTACTGCTACTTGAGTTACGTCTTCAGATACGTTGCAGCTTGGTATAACTACGTACTGCTGATCTGCTTTTTCTATGAGAATCTTAGTGTCTGCTGATGCCTGTAACGACAGCAGCAATACTGCTACTAATAGTGTTCGCATTGTGTTCTCCTAACGTCATCACGACGTGCTTTAGCCTCACGGCTGTTTTACCACTTTTTACAAGACCAGTACCTCGCCGTGAGTTTGCTGGGTGGGTTTGTGTCACACTTGTGACGTGCTCTAAACGACTTACGTCGCGCAGGCTGGTCTTTCTTAATAGTCATCTTAGCGTCACCAAAACGTATGGTCTTGGTTTTGTCACCTTCTTTGGCTACTACTACAAACTTTTTAGTCGGGTGACTAGGCGTCCGCTTTGGTTTGTTGTACCCGCTTACGCCCGCTCGTGCTAGTTTTGGGTCCTTTGACTTGGGCATTACATAGTTCCTCCACCTTGGTTTCCAGTTGGTCCGCCTTGGCTTCTAGGTCCTGTAGGCGTTGGAACGTTCCTTGAAAGTGGTTGTTGACTTGGTCGAGCAGGGACTGCATTTCCTTTTGCGTTATTAGCATTAGTCTTACCTTGTATTTGCTTTTCTTTGAGGAGAGTATCAGCCACTTTCATGCGACGTTCAAACTCTTTATCTTCAGCATCACCTTCACGAAGGTTTCGGGTGGCAGCATTAATCTTATCAATCTCTAGTTCTTGCGGTACTGCTTGAGCTTCTGCAGCCAACTTAGCAGCACGTGCTTGTGACTCTTGAGCCTGAGCAGACAACGCTGCAGTTTGTGACTGCTGGAACTGCATTTGCAATTGTTGGATTTGTTGTTGCATTTGTTGTGCTTGCGGGTTAGGTTGTGAAGCTTGAGCCAATGCTGCAAGAAGTTCTTCACGGTTAGACAAGTTCATGTTATCTACAACAGACTGAATAAGCGTATTGTACAACGGTGAATCTTTACCCATAGTCTGTAGCAACTGTACAAGCTGAGTAACTTCGTATTCACGAGCAATAATGCCTAGAGTACTACTTGCGTTAAACTTGTAGTCAGCTACAGGATAGTTTTCAGGATCAAACTGCATATACCGATAAGCTGCTTTTTTAACAAACGGAATCAAAAATGATTGCTGGAAATTTATAAGAGTCCGTTTATGTCGTTTAATAATAGCGCCAAGAGACATACTAATACCAGCGGCAGTACTCTCGCCATTAACTTGACCTGCAATTCCTGCTGAGTCAACGGCTCCTGTTGCTTGCTGTACCATTTGCTGCAATGCTCCGGCCTGAGCAAAAGTAATTTGATTAACTTGACCAAAGTTGAACGGTTGAAGTACTTCACGTGGGTCTCCGTTAGTTAAGACCATCTTTCCGGGACGTACTTCAGGTTTAGAACCACGTGGTAACCTTGTCGCGTCAATAGCCATCATTGGATGAATAGTAAGGCTCAGCGCATCGATTCTAGCGCGTAGCTCTGTGTCAAGTGCTTTCTGACTGTTGTAGCCTTTTTCGCAGACTCCACGACCCCAGAATCTTCCGGGTACTACGTCCCAAGGAAACGCAACAACAGGACGATCTATCATCATATAAGGGTTAGCTTCAGCCTTAAGAAGAATACCCCCGTTAGCAATCACTACAACGGCTTCTACGTACTTTGATTCAGACCCTTCCTCACCTACTACTTCTTCATCATCGTCGCTTGTAGCGGCATCTAGAAGCTCTCGTGGCACTAAACCGTAGTACTTGGTCAAACGTACTTTGTCATCGTTGTAAATAGTAATGTCTTGGTCAGGCTCTAGATCCGTGTCAGGAGCAGCAGGACCAACATAAACGTCACGGTACACACCTTGTTCTTGTAGTAGTTCTACTTGGTGCATACTGACAAACTCATCAATAGCTACACCTAAAGCGTCTTCTACAGATGTAGCTACAGGATCAATCAAAAAGTTCTGAGGTAGTACAGGTTTAAGTTTTACCTTGACACGTTCTGTGATGTTAACACCAACAGCTTGAAGATCACCTCCCATAATTGGTTGAGTAGCCGGAACCATCTCTTTCATTTCTTCAATAACAATTTCACCAACGCCTGTACCAAATACTGCAGCATTAATAAGACATTCAGCTACTGCTTTACGTACCATACAGTCTTCAAAGTCTTCCGTAAGCTTGTTACGAAGAAATTGTACGTCTTGCTTGTCAGTGTCACCGAAGTTGTCACTAACATCAAACCACTTACCACGGCCAAACGTAGCCTCTTCTAGTTCTGCTACATTAGACTCAACTGCTTGCTGAAGTGCAGGAGAAATAATGCGGGAACGCTCAGACCCACGCTGGCTGTCAGCAGGATCCCATTGACCACGCCATAGTCTATAATATTCTTCAAATCTGTTTTCATAGTTACTTTCGTAGTAATCCCTCCAATCTTCACATTTAGTTATAACCCAGTCTTCTAGGGCTTCTTGGATCATCAGAGGATCGTTATCGTATAGTTCACTCATAGTTCTGCATCTCCTGCGGAGCCTAGTATCCTGCTACTACGTCTAAAATTTCGTGGTCTTCTATTTCGTAGTCGTAGTCGTAAGCCACATTTGCTACCTGATCAATGTACGCTAAAGCATCAATTAAGTCATCGTGGGTTAATGGGTCTGGAAACTGAAACAACTGGTCAAGAAACCTACTGTTCCACTCTCCCTTGTTTAGCGTTATGTATCCGTTCTCAAATCGTCCTTGTAACGCCCACATAACACGATCTGTTTTCTTCTTGTTGCCGTGAGTAAGTTCTTCTACTCTAAAAAACATGCCATAGCGTTTCTGCATGTCCATCAAAGGAGACATTACTGCTTGTTTAGCAATACCTCTTTCGATTCCAACCGATATGGGACGGTAATCTCTAACGGCCTGAAATATTTTAAGTGCTGTCTCGTCAAGTGACCATCGACCGTATATAATATTGTCAACATACCAACCATGCTCATTGACCTTAACCACGGCGATCGCTGTGTCGTCAAGCTTGGAATTTTTAGTCTTCTTCTTGTTGACTTCTTCAAAGCCCGCCAAGTCAACAGCAATGTAGTAATCTCCTATTTCCGGCTTATCCTCACTAAACTGTACCCAGTCTTCCTTAAACATCTCTGAACCACGGGCTTCAAACGACGCCATAAATTCTTGACGAAACGCATAAGAAGACATAGACCTTTTAGCAATATCAATTTCATCCGGGTCCAATAATGGATTGTCATAAGAAGTAAAGTGCCAAGCTT